GTAAAAGGAACTGAGATATAAGATCTGAAAATCTTTGCTGAGAAATAACCATAGTTATCTCATCAGTCTGTGCTACACCAAACTTAGTTAATAGATCTCCACCACCTTGGAATCCATCATAGTTCTCCATGTATGCTTCTATAATATATGCATCATTAAACTCACCAATCACCTCTTCATTAAACACACCATCAGTTTCCATTATCTCTCTAGGACAATATAAAATATCCATCCCGAACATCCTAAGAAATTCTTCCGTAAGATCCTGCTGTAGGAACTGTTCAGTCCTAGTGCCGTGTGTGAAATAAGTTGTTCTTGCCATTACCCAATCATGTCAAGTGGTGGTGTTTCATAACTACGGATCATTTCTTCTTCTAACTTCTCTACCTTTGATTTACCTTCTTGATATATAAACTCACCATTCATTGTGATGCCACCAGGTAACTGTGCTCCTTGGAACTTAATTAAGTTAGCACCCCATTGTCTCTGTATTAATGCAGACACATACCTCTTCATCCAGAGATCATTATATACAGCAGCGGTACTAGTTGGATCTATTGCACGATAACATTCAATGACTAGATAATCATTCTCTTTAACATCGGTCTTAAAGTCAAGATCCAAGTAAATTCTATCTCCTCTCATCTGGAATCTAGTTTGCTTCTGTCCTTCCAGTAAGAAGTATATGTCTTCCAACCTACGGTTAACCATTTCGTAAGTAAGAATTTCTGTATTAGTTAAATCCCAAAGATCATTTAATCTCCACTGATATCTAACATCAAATAAGTTTGTAACATTTTTAGATACGAAATCAAATACTTTTATAACACTAGTGACATGTTCAGGAACTTTAATATAATTATTTTGCTCTTCCCAATTAACTGATATTGCTGATGAAGTTGCAGCAGATACTGCTGTAGTTGAATCAGTAGTCATGTCATCAATCATGGCTTGAGTGAACTTCACCTTAAGATGAGTTCTAATATAACCGTCCATGTGACGTTCATTATAAAACTGAACAGCATCATCTACTAGATCTGATATCTGATCATCTTCAATATTAATTTCTAAAACAGGAGCTCCATTCTGACGCAATGCGTAATCAATAAGTCCCTGCCTTGTAGTAGCAATGGCCATGTCTTAAATTGGGTTAACGTTGAATCTAATTCTCACTAGATATGTAGTATTTGCATCAAGATTTACATTACCAGGTAGTGTGTAAGATACTAAGTTAGTTGAGTTACCAAGTGATTGGTGTAGGATAGTTGTAAACTGTGGGTTAGATACAGGAGTTTCCACATTGGGAGCAAACTGCCAGTCACTAGAACTATGCTGATAACCACTCTTCAATGCAATAGCATTAACATCAATCACTGGATTAAATGCTGGTGTTATTGTTTGAATGTCTGGTTGATCGACAATAGGTGTACTAAAGTTTGCTGCAGCAGAATATGCACTTTCCAATCCATTGTTATCTCTAAATTTAACTTGAACAAAGTATGCTGTATCAAAGTCTAAAGTAGCTGCAGGAACAGTAAAGGTTGTTAAATTACCTGTGTCACCCTGAACAAAAGTACCACTTGTATCATATACAGTCACGTTATCATTAGTTCTTCTTATTCTCCAGAATGTAGAATAATGAGTTGATCCTGCATACTCTTGAATAAAAGCAGAAGTATTAAGAATTGGTTGTCTTGAAAGTGTCTTATTGGTATCACTATCAACAGTTGGAGTTACCGTTGCTGGACCTGATACAAACTCAGATTCATTAACAGTAAGAGTTACAACATTAGAAGTTATACTTGTTGCCTCAGCATTTGAAAGCGAACAACGGAACTGTTCAGATGGACTGGTTGGGAATGTAGTTGCTGGTGTAGTATAGCTAGAAGCATTTGCACCATTAACATTAGACCAAGCACCACCACCATTAACTGATTTCTGCCATTGGTATGCAATGACATCACTAGTAATTGAAGCAGTAATACTAAATGTTGCAGTCTGTCCTTCAATAACAGATGTATTTACTGGTTGTTGACTAATACTAATAACTCTTAGTACCGTTAGTAAACCATGATCTGAGGTTATAGGTGCAGCAGATCCCACAAGAGATACTACACAACGATAACGATCATCATCATCATTTGCATGTACCAGTGTTGGTGTTGTATAAGATGCAGATGTTGCACCACCTACAGCTGCATAGTTTGAACCATTATCATCAGATCTTTCCCATTGGTATGTGGGTGTTCCACTACTTGAAGTTGCAGTAATAGAGAACGCTGCAGTTGCACCTTCATTAGCAGTTGGGTTAGAAGGTTGAGCAGTGATTGAGAATGTTCTTTGAACAGTTAGAGCGACAGCATTTGTATATGCGGAAACAGCAGCTCCAGTAGCATCTAATTTACAACGATATTCATCTTGATTGTCCGCAGCATATGTTGTTGCAGCAGTTGTATATGATGCACTAGTTGCTCCTGCAACTGTACTCCAGTTAGAACCAGCATCATCTGATTTCTCCCACTGATATGTTACTGAAGGTTCGTGATGTGATTGACCTTCAAATCCTCCACCACCTCCACCACTAGGAGTTGTGAAATTCTCAGTATCAAAGGATGAACTAGCAGCATTACCACCGAAAGGTTGCATAGTAACATCACCCAAAGTGGTAAATGTTGCTGTAGCATTTTCATTAACCGTCTGAGGTGTGGGTTGAGTTGAAACAACAACTGTTACTGTTTCTACCTGCAGAGTTGCAGCATTAGATGGTATGGTTGTTGCTCCTGGACATGCAAGTAAGCAACGATACTGGTATGCATCATATGCTGTAGTTAATGTAGGTGTAGTATATGTTGCTGTTGTACCACCACTACCTTCAGTTACGTCAGACCATGAAGCACCTGATGTAATAGATACCTGCCACTGGAATGTAATATCTCCAGCATCATTATCAGATGTAGTTGCAGCTACACCAAATTGTTCTGTGCCACCAACAGCACCTGTTGTACCCGTAGGTTGTGCTGTGACACTAATTGTTCTTGTTACTAAACTCCTAGCAACAGATGTTGTTGCATTGGACGCACCCGAAGCAGATATAATACAACGATAATAATCTCCATAACTATCATCATATGTGGTAGATCCTGTAGTGTACGTTGATGAAGTAGCTCCACCTATTGTAGCGTAACTTACTCCATCACCATTCTCTGACTTCTCCCATTGGTATGATAAGGCAGCAGAATCAAGAGTAGATGCAGTAACGCTAAATGATGCAGTTGCTGGTGCTACTGGAGTTGAGTTGACTGGTTGATTACTTATAGTAATTGTTCTGAATACTGTTAATGCTACAGCATTAGTATATGAGGGTGTTACTGCTGTAGTAGTATCTAACTCACAACGATACTGGTAAGTGTTCTTAGCAAAGTCATCATCAACTACTAAAGTACTTGTAGTTGCTCCACTATATCCACCACCATTAGAAACATTAGACCAACCTACTCCACCGTTACTAGAGAACTGCCATTGGAATGTAATTGTGGATCCATCAGAACTAATACCTGCAACTGGACCAAAGGATGCAGTGTTGCCTGAACCTGCTTCAACAGATTGTGCGGTTGGTTGTTGTGTAATATTAACAAGTACACCAGTACCTGAAGTTGTGAAAGAATATGATTGAGCACTACCTGTAATATTCTCAGTTACAGTAAAGTTGAATGTAGTATCAACGTAATCTGCAGTTACTGTACCACTCAATACACCTGTTGATGTATCTAATGCAAGTCCAGATGCTGCAATACTATCTCCACTAAGACTATATGATTCTAAAGTAGGTTCGTTTGCAAATGTTAATCCTACCAAACCAATATCAATACTTACAGAAGCACCATTAGCAAATGGAGTTCCTGTTATTGCACCTGAAGATGCTTGCCAAGTTACACTACTATCAACATATGGGAAGAATACTCCACGTTTAGTTGTGAGAGTATCTGTATTAGCATCATATTTAAAGTCAACACCACTATCTACTGGGTAGTAGATAACATTAGTATATGTTCCAGTACCAGCAGCTTCTTGAACATCGGTCTGGGATCTTAAAGTTGTTGATGTACTTACTACACCATCAGTTCCTTCATGATATTTCTCTTCTACATTTATCAATGCAAGATAGTTATTATCTCCACCACCAGTTGTACTAGCAGTAGCATTTGAACCAGCTTGAATAGTAATAGTATTATTAACAGCACTCTCTGCTTGAATATTCAACCATCCACTTTGAGATAATGCAGCTAAGTCAACACCACCAACAGTCAACGCACCAGTTGAACCTGTAGTTCTTAACTGAACCTTCTTACCAACATTTCCAATAAAGTGTGCTGCATCTGAGGAGTTGAATGAGACTACGATAAAATCAGATCCGTTTGAGGTTTCAAATGGATTAGATGGAAGTTTCTTATCTTCAATACTATTGATAGGATAGTTAACATGACCACCCTTGGTGATATCACCAGTAGCACCTGTACCTCTAATGAACTCTTTTGCTTGTCCTGCTATATTATTTGTACTAAGTGTAAATCCATTCTTACCACACCATGCAGCAATTATACCACTAACAATAGGACATGAGAATGATGTACCATTAATTGTTGAGTAATTAGCTGAACTTGTATATGGAGTATTAGCAGTCCAATCATATGCTGGACTTAAAATTCTAGCACCTGGAGCAACAGTTGTTACACCAGAACCATAGTTAGAGAAGTCTGCCCATCTATCATTATATTCAGTAGCACCAACACAAATCTTTTTCTGATCAACATCTACAGTGTTAATACCACCAGTTGCGTTGTCAGCATATCCAGCAGTTCTTGAACCAGCAATAGCTTTAGTCTGCATTGGACCTGCAAATACATCACTATTGTTTTTGAAACCGTTACCAGCTGATCGACATACAATTATATTATGTGATGAAGAAATTGTTCCTTCAATATCATCTAAGATTTCCTCATCAGTTCCACTATCATCACCAGCATCATTCAATTCAACATATGGATATGTCTGACTAGGTATAGTAGGACCAAAGGATGCATTGATAATAGCAGGTCTAGTATTACCTTTATAGTTACCATTACCTGAATCATTGTGATCTATAACTGCCTGATATGCACTTAAGATTGCAGTGAATGATCCAGAGTTAGTTGAACTGAATGCTTTGGCTGCATATATTTTTGCATTCTTAGAAATACCAGCAGTTCTACCAGCAGATAATATGGCACAATAAGTTCCATGTCCATTATCGTCCTCATTATTAGATCCATATGATCCAGCATAATGAGACATCTGAAATACTCTATAGTTCTGTTGCTCAGAAGTACCATTCAAATCTGATACAAAATCAGGATCATATAATTCTGGATGTAAAGCAGCGTTGTTACCTGTAGGTCTACTTGCTCCACGAACCCCAGTATCAATTACATAGATATCAACACCATCACCTGTTTGGTTGTAACTATATGTTCCGTTTAAATATTGTCTGTCCTGTTTTGTGATTCTATCTAAGTGCCAGAAATCATGTATGTTAACTGTACCATATCTACTGATAGGAGTATATGAATACCTACCCATATTAGAATGAGCAGTGCAATAGAAGAATAGAATAGAAGCTGTGGAAGAACTTACTGTTAAAACTGTTGTACCATCTGTACCTGGTGTACCTGTAGTACTAACTCCTGTTGTATATTCTGTACCACCAGTAGTGTGAGTTCCATCTGGTGTTATAGAGAACCTAAATGGATGCCCAGAGTTTGAAGAATCTGATTGATCGAATGTATATGTACCACCTTGAGCAAATCCAGTCTGGTTCGCAATTAAAGAATATGTTCCACCAGGACTACTAGAGAATACATATAAATCATTTCCACCGAAATTCTGTACCTTTACATAGATGGTACCTGAACCACTAGTGGTTAAGTTTCTAGTATTACTTGATGCTGTAGTTTCACCAGTAGTATTAAGATCTAATGGTTGTGAATTATCAACGGTTAAAGTTGCCCCTGTATCAACAGGATCAACAGAGAATTTATCATCAGCATCCCAAGTACACTTCTTGACTGGTCCTAAAGCATTTAATCTCTCAAGCAATCCGCTTGAATACTTATCTGGACAATCAAAAGTGATGATTGAAAAACTTCTAAATTGTTCTACAAAGGTGAGATAACCGTATAATTTTAGAATTGCTGCAGCAGCGGAATCCAAACTATAATTATCAGATACCCTAACGACTACCCTCTTCATTCTGACAGTGCACTATTATCCTTCAGTTGTATTTATACTGAAAAAATTGGATAGTCTATTTTTCATCTCATAAAAGAATTCATCATCCCATAAGAAATTGGCAATGATCCTCATGGACTTATTTCTAGTCTTGGTTAATACTATTCCTGACTCCTGCAATTCCTCTTGACTTAGATCTCTATGAACATCCAATGATAATAGTAAACCCTCAAGTCTATAGTTAGTAATATATTTTTTATCTAAGAATTCTTCTGATATAGATCTAAGTTTATCTTCAATATCCTGACACTTGCTGAACAAATTCTCACGTACAATAATATCATTAACTGCATTCATAGCAGATATACCTGTCATGGTAGGTTGCCAGGTATGCCCCCACGTCCAATCCTTATTCCTTATTACATCCCCAACCTTCTTATTAGCAACAGCACAACCAAGAGGTGTGTATCCAGCAGTTAAAGATTTACCCAATGCAGATATATCAGGTTGTACTCCATACCTTTTATACCCATGGTAATCTCCACCCTTACCCCAACATACTGCACAATCATCACTTACCATAAGGATATCATGCTCGTCACATATACGACGAATCATTCTCCACCAAGATTTTGACCATGGAATACCGCCATTAATCCAGGGTAGAGTTTCCATAACTATACATCCAATCTTTCTCCCACAACAATTATATGACTTAATAACAAGATCCAAATACTTAAGTGCCTTCTCCTCAGCCTTTGCTTGATCCTTTACATCTTTCCATATAGGAGTTGGTACCTTCTTAAGTCTCTTACTTAGACTATCAACCTCACTCATATCTCTAGTAAGGAATGTTGTTCCATGATAGCTTGGTGTAAAGGTAACAATGTAGTTACTTTGATTACCCCAATACTGATCATTCATTTTAATTGCAGATTCAACTGCAGATGATCCAGATATAGCCCAAGACAAAACATCCCAGTTGCCTGTTGAGCAAACTAGGTCTGTCATTTTTATACACAATTCAGAGGTCTCTCCTCGATTACCTCTAACAAAATTAACTTCAGGTGCCAAAGCACCCATCACTTCTTTATTACCGTAACCTAATATATACGCAGAATTTCCAGACTGAAGGTCTATGAGGCGAGACCCATCAGAATATTCTATCCAATACTTATTTGTCTTAGTTACAACCTTATCTAAAGGTTCTTTACTCCAAGCTCTAAGTTCATACCCCATCAGGTAAGTATTTTTTAATATCAATTTCAGATGGTCTTTGGATCATCTTCTCTACTGGTTTACTGAATTTCAAATCATGCTTTGCATCAAATTGAAACTTAGTTCTTAAGTGTGATCTATCTCTTTCCACAATGAGATGATAGGAATGTCCATAAACAGTCTCAGTGAATCCAATTGCGATCACCTCTCTAGTGTCATATATATCACCTACTTTATAAGGGCATGTATCCGCAGTTCCATCAAAAGGAATATAGAACTGCGTAGAATTTACATGCTCTTGTTGTCTAGCTTGACTTGCCTTCAGTGCCATCTTCTATTTCATCCTTTTTAAGTGTCAGTTGAAGTGCTTCAATAGCACCTTCCAATCTTAAGATTTGCTCATTGCGATTCTTAAGTTGCTTTTCAAGTTCAACTGCAGTTGCTTTTTGTTCTTTCAATTGATTGGTGAACTCCTCCACCATCTTCTCAATATCCATGTTTTAAAATGATAAGTATATTATTTAGTATAGCACAATCACTCTAGATCAGGCAATGCTACGCCATCTGGACCAATCAATGCTGGATCTGTAGTTGAAACTTCTTTTTGAAAGTTTATTGCCACTTGAGATGCCATATACTTCAACTTATGAATATCAACAGTTGATAAATTCAATGCTGCTATATTACTTTCATAAGTAGCAAGATCAATAACTCCTAGTTTTAAGTTCTTCACATTGTCATAACATGCTGCTGCATCACTTATCAACTGTGTGTCATTAGCACCTGATTCTAGTGTAGAGATGATCCCTGCCTCTGCATCTTTCTTTACCTTCAAAATATAATGAAGATAAGTATGCCACTTCTCTCTTTTTGGTTGCAGCCTAGGTATAGAAGTTTTTCCTTCTAATCTAAGACCTTTAATATAGTCCTCTTCTGCTGTTGACAGAGTTAAGGAACTATCACTACGCATCTGTAGGATGAGTAGATATTCTGTAGCAGATAAATTCATTGTACCCAGATCTCCGCACGACAGGTTCTATTTACACCAGTGGTTCCTTGACAACAGTAGATGTGATCTCCTGCAGAAGAGTCTGTTCTACGATGACCTATGCCACTACAAACGTCATTTGAACTCTCACCACCTTCGTTGTTCCAACCAAATCCCCAACGCATAGCATTGTTACTTGATCCAGTATAGTTAAACCCATACCATTGGAATCCATTCTGGTTTGTGAATCCAGATCCGACGTACATACTTTCTCCACGAGGGTTACTTGATATACGATAGTTACTCTGGAATCTTTGTAAGCATGTCTGTCCTATACCACCTTGCTTCCAAGTCCAACCATTGTAACCAACAGATGATTGCCCACCATTGTTCAAGTCTGGAAATACAGCACCCAAAGTTGATGCAACAAAATAGTTGAATGCGTGGTTCTTATGATCACCATCGTTTCTATTCAACTGAGATGTTTCATTATATGTGTTTGTAGATGTCCAGTAGTTAGTATCATAATGGAATGTGCTTCCTCTAGTACACTTCCATGCTAACATCCAACCCCCACCACCTAAGTGGTTTACGTCCATCATACAATATACTTGCTTCGCACCTACACTAGGCAACAAGATCCAATATACACCATCTGTTGCTGTTGGATCAGCTTGTAATATTGTAGATGCACTTGTTGCTGCTTTGTCTGCGGTTGAACCATCTGGTATTGATCCACCACCAATTTCCATCCACTCAGATCCATTCCAAGTTTCTAGTTTCTCACTAGTGCTATTATAAATCGTCGCACCAACATCTAAACCACTAGAAGGTTTACCACCCTCAGTATAACTAGGGAAGTTTAAATGAGCAGCGGCATCTAACGTACTAGCATTTACACTGCTACAGTTGAGAGTTCCCATTACTACCTATTATAAGTCCTAATCTATTTAGTCAAGACTAAGACGTATAAACCGTTCCACCACATTTTAGGATCTTCTTGTTCATTGAGTAACTCTCTTTCATACAAGATCCTTAAGTTCTGTTTCTCAACCCAACCCTTTGTTATAGCAACATTCTGTTCTATGTTTGCATCATCAACAACTAGAGTAAAAACATTCTCAGTGAAATCTAACATATTGTTAAAAAATTCTATCATTTTATGTTCTGCATTATCCCCATCATAAAAGATTATATTAACATTCTGTTTAAAATCCTTCTTACCTAGTTGAGATGAATCCCCGTTAAGTACTTGTATATCGAAATCTAAAGTCTCCGTGGTTATATTTGTTTGTAGATTTTTAACAAAGGTACTAACAGTAACATCTTCTAATGCTAAATTAATATCTTTTCTTTCTGGTTGTAGATTAGGTTCGGACCAATTATCATTAGCATATGCAGCCACCATATCATTATTTTGTATAGCAGCACAAAAGGTAGAACCTGCGTATACACCTATCTCAAGATAGACAGCACCTTCCTGGGAACATAAGTTATTAAGGAAGTGTCTCACTCTAGGTGATGATAAACCTTCTACATTATAGTATGCACTTGGATCATTGGGATCATATGTCTTATGATTTGATAGGTACTTACCAGAATTAATAAATGCTTCAATACAAGTTTCTACTTGTGGATGTACTATCAAATCTGATTTCTTCATATGAGATTCCACTACTTTCTCACAGTAGTTGCAATCCCAACAATCAAACTTACAAGTCTTAATCTTCTCTCTCCACTTAACAAATGGAGAATCTTTCATATTCAATTGTTCCTGATATTTCTTATACTCAGGGAACATATATTCTTCTTTACCTGCCCATCTTTTAATGAGATCCATACTCTCCTGAAGTCTCATCATACTTTCTCTACCATGTAGTTTGAAAGTATCAATACCCAGATCAAGAAATTCTTCCCAGTCGGATCTCCAAGGTGGAAGATTAGCTCCTTTCAAATCATACTCTGGATGCTCTACATCCCACGTAGAACATGAAACTCTACTTATAGGACTAGCAAAGAATATAGGATCATCTGGTCCTCTAGTACTATTATATTGATAATGCTCTGGCATGATAGGACAACCACCCCAACATGTTTCATTGACTAGCATTGATAACATGACAGGTTTACCTAAGAACTTACAGTAATCCTTTGCCTTTTGAATACGAAGTAATTGATCACGATCCCTCATGAGATCACGATCAAGATTTATATAATGAAACCCAGCTTCTGCTAAGGCAACTATCTCATTGGGTCTGGTTACCTCTCTAAGAATAGTATTCTTAATAAACAGATCTGGAAATACTTGTTGAATCTGACCAGTAGATACCCATGATGTATGTGGAAGGGTTACAACCCTAACACCAGCATTGTATATGGGAGCAAAATTTTCAATCCAAAGATCTAAATTCTTTTGATCTGGTCTTACCCATATATTATTAAAAGTAGCAGATAAAGGGATGTTAGACTTATTTGAAATATAACATGCAGATTGTATTAAAGCTTGGTTCTCAGCAAAACAATCCCCCATAGCGTCCTGATCGAACGGGGGGATTCTGCAAGTAAAATATAGATCTAATATGTATTCTTTATATTCTTCTAAGAAAGGGAGGAATGTATTGACTACAAAGTGCTCACTCAGCTTCGGGTTTATCGGTAGACTGAAGACTTTTTTGTTCATCACTATGTTCCGCTGTCAGTTGATTGAATAATTCTAAGTTGAGGTTATCTTCAATGTTATCGAATGTTGGGAACCTAGGTGGTTCTCCATCTGTTAACATCTTATCAATATAAGGTTTCATACTATTTTGAACCTTAGCAATACCTGCATTAAGCATTCCTGAATATTGCATTGCTATACTGACAGCATAGATTTGATCCTCCTCTCTCATCATAGCAATAGAATCCATATTACCAATACCTATTCTACCATTAGCATAGATGTCAATAGCAGCCTGTTTACCCATACGAGCAATCCAGTATTTCCTTTCTTCCTCTTCAGTATAGTCAGCAGCTTCTCCCATCTCTTCAATGGATTTATAATGCTTACGAACATAATTCATAAAAGGTTCCAGTTCATGATCATACTGACGTATGCTCACATCAAACTTACCTAAGTCCAAATGATATTCATCAATATCAATCTGAATTAGTTCTCTCTCAAATGGATCGTCTTCTATTTCTAATTTCTCTTGAAGTTGACGTATCTTTACAGTCTTTCTATGTCTATCTAATTTTACTTTCTTCCTTTCATGGTTCCTACTTTCAATCTCAATTAAAGCTTGACGTAGTTGACGAAAATCAGTGACATGTGAATTGATAACAAAATTTTTAATTTGCTCTCCAGTCATGCCATAGTGCATAGAGGATTCTACCCAATCCTCTATATTCTGGGCGGTAATCTCAGTCATAGTATAAAATAATTAAACTTTTAATCCAGGCTCCACGCTGTCTACAGTTTGTACTCCATTAACTACATGAGTCTGACCAAGTTCTGCTGCTTGAGCATGAGGTATTGGCATACCCATGTACTTCTGATAAAGTACGTTTAGTTCTTTTATTGTAGCACAGTCCTTGTATTCTTGCTTAATTTTAAGCATTTCTGTGTACAAGGCTACAACTTTCTCCTTAAAATCTGCCTGACCTGCCTTAATAGCAGCAGCAACGTCTTCCTTTTTAGTTCCTTTGACAGTAACTATACTATCTATAACAGGTGTTTCACCGTCCAAATTGTTTGCTTCTCTAATCTGAGACTCCCAAAGGAACTGTTCAATCTTAGATTCTTCTGCTTTTAACGATAAGAACTTACGATCATATTGATCTTCAATGATAAGTTTTGCTGCTAACTTCATGAATGCTATTGCAGCATCATACCTTTCCTGTGGTAATTCAACTTTAGTTTTACCATCACCCACTTCTTCAAGTGCATACTCATCATCTTCAGATAAAGGGTCTTCATCTGTAACTTTAACTATAGCACGAATTTCTCCAAAGTGCTTGGTTCCCCACCTACCTAAATCTTCACTTATCTCTTCATATGATTTTGGTAGAGTGTATAAATCTCTAACCCATTTTTCTTCTACGGAAAATACGCAGATACCATACATGTTCCAAATGATATTGGCTGTTGATAACCAATCAATATCATCACTTCTTCTTCCTATGAAGTACTTTAGTTTAATTTCTTCGCTCATGTTAGAATCCTGTGTATCCGTACATTAAGGTACCGTATTCGGAACCAGCAGCAGATGCTGTTCCTGGAGGACCACTCCTATCCATTCTACTATCTCTTTGGAAACTATGACTTGCATAAGTGAATAGATAACCATTGTTATTCTGGTTACCATCATACTGACCACAAATGAAACCATATTCATTTCCAGTATGGAATGTTTCCTCACCAGTAGTTATGCCATTTTTACTGACAGATGCTCTACGACCACCATTGTAAGAATCTCTTACATGCCAGTCACTAGAAGTACGATAACCACCAGAAGTGTTCCAGTACCCAAAACCATTTCTACTTGAAAGAGTTTTGTTAGTACCATCAGTTCCTGGTCCATCTGTCCAACCATGGAAAGTTTCGGTAGAGAAGTTATAACTCTGTTTACTACCAGTAGCAATCCAACCTACTGTAGCACCTTGCCCACCTGCAGGGTTGTTCTGTGTACCGTTAGGATGGTTTGTACCAAATGAGTTTGCAGCAGTTGATAAGTTATATTTCACCATGTTGCTACTATTACCACCACCATGCACATATGCATAAGTAAAGTCTTTTTTCATAGTGGTAGCTCTATGCTTCGTTCCTGCCATAGAAGTTGCTGCACCAGTATTGGTTTCTGTTACCATACTGATAGATGATACTAAGTCAGTAGTTGCGTTCCAACTATCTCCAGTACAGAATATGTAACTCTTAAATGCTGTATTCCATGCAGAGTCAATATATGCACCTGACCATGTAGTTAAATCTCCTAAGTTAGACTGAGTGAATGTCGAGTGTACAAGTCTACTTACGTTCTTATACGAAGTTCCTCCTCGATAACCACACTGACTAAATCCTCTTGTGATATCAAATCCTGCTTTATATGCTGCCTGATTCGCACCTTCTGCAGTTCCCTCATTACCTTCATCCCAATATGCCTGACCAGTACTACCACCAGATCTCAGAACAGCACCAATGTTACTTGTATCCTGAGTAGGTAAAG